ACAACCATTAAGAGAATTTTTGGTAATGCTATCACTGATGGCTATGTAAGACTTCAGTGGGAAGGTACAACGAACAGTGAGATCGTAGTTTTCGGTTCTGGTGTTTTCGATTATGACTTTCAAAGCACATCAGGCGATGTTGCAGTGTTCACAAACCCAGAAGCAAGTCCTACAGGTGATGTTCTCATCTCTACTAAGGGGCTAAATGCAAACTCAGCAATGACATTTTTCATTGATATTAGAAAAGATTCAAGAGATTACGACGCAGGACAGACCGCTGATCCAGTCGCTTTCAATAGAGGATCAGCAGCACCATGACAAAAATCATAGAATCAATCATCAATAAAGATTTTTCAACAGCAAGTGAGCTTCTTGAAGATAGAGTTACAAATATCGTAGAGAAGAAGCTAACAGAAAAAAAGAAGATGATTATGGCTGAAATGTATAGTGGTGAAGGCAGATTGCCTTCTGTTAAAAAGCTATACAGAGGTCTAGCTGAAGATGATGTAGATGAGAGTCTACTACAAGTTTCTAGAAAGTCAATGGAACTTAAGACACCAATAGCAAGAGCTAATCAGAGTCTAGAAGAAGAACATTCTTTCGTTCTCAAAGATAAGAAAACAAAAGAAGTTGTTGGTACATATAAGACCATGGAAGACGCCGCCTCAGCACGAACTAAAAAAGGCGGAACTAAAGAAACACATGGTATATACAAGCAGAGACATGCCGGTGCTCTAAAGAATAGAATGTCAGAAGATGCATCAGAAGAAAGTTCTATGGCTCGTTCTGAGCTTCAAGCTATCACAAAAGACGCTAAGATCATAATGTCTAAGATTAAAGGTAATAAAGAACTTGAAGCTTGGACTCAATCAAAGATTACAAAAGCAGCAGACTACATGAATGCTGTTGCGGATTATATGGAAGGTGATAAAGAAGAAACTCTTGAAGAATCTCGTGTTAATATCGTAAATCTTCGTGTTCGTGGCGGTAAGATTCAGCGTCGCCAAAAAGTTTCTGGTGTTCCTGGCATGACATTTCGTGGTGGTAAACTAGAGAGAATGTCAGCAGCCGAACGTCGCCGTCGTAAGCTTGGTGCTATGAAGGCTGCAAGAAAATCAAAAGCAAAAAAATCACAGACACTTCGTAAGCGCAAGATATCGCTTATGAAGAGAGCAAGATTAGGACTATGAAGTCTTTCATTTATCGATGGACTAACATTATAACAGATGAATACTACATCGGTGTCCATAAAGGAACACCTGATGACGGATACATTGGATTAGGAAAGAAATTTAGAGCTAAATATAACAAACATCCTAGTGATTTCGTTCGAGAGATAGTTCAGTTTTGTAACACTTATGAGGAAGCTCTACTTATTGAGTCAAAACTTGTAACATTAGAAACATTAAAAGATTCTAAATGTCTTAATCTAAAGCCTGGAGGTCAAGGTGGTGGTCTTCCAGATTGGAATCAAAGAATAGATCGTAAATGTTTTGTCGAAAAAAGACGCGAAAATGCTGAAAAGCTAGGTTTGAGTTACTGTCAACATCGAATCGGATATAAGTTTGATGATAATCAGAAAGCTATAATGGCAGAAAAAGCCAAGAGAAGAAAAAAAGTTGAATGCCCTCATTGTAAAAAGTTGGGACCAAAACCACAGATGAGTAGATGGCATTTTGACAGTTGCAAGGAGTTACAACGTTGAAGTTGATAGCAGAAGAAGTACTAGAAGTCCAGTATCTAGTTGAAAGAAACGAAAAGACTGGAGAAAAAGAATATGCAATCGAAGGCATATTCATGCAGGCTGAGAAGAAGAACAGAAACGGTAGAGTTTATCCTCAGCATGTTCTTTCAAAAGAAGTACAAAGATATAATCAAGATTACGTTCAGAAGAACAGAGCATTTGGTGAACTAGGTCATCCAGATTCACCAACAATCAATCTAGATAGAGTGTCACACATGATCACAAAGCTCTATCCAGATGGCAATAACTTTATTGGTAAAGCCAAAATATTAGATACTCCTAACGGAAAAATTGTGAAGAGTCTTTTAGATGGTGGAGCAAGCTTAGGTGTGTCAACAAGAGGCGTAGGGTCTCTTAGACCACAAAGTGGTTTTCAGCTTGTTCAAGATGATTTTCATCTAGCTACAGCGGCAGACATTGTAGCTGATCCTTCAGCACCAGATGCTTTCGTGAGAGGTATTATGGAAGATGCTGAGTGGGTTTTAACAGCTAAAGGATGGATGCCTGTCCATCAAGAAAGAGCTAAGAAGCTAATCAAAGAAGCTTCTAGAAATGAGATTGAAGATGTTGCTCTAAAAGTTTGGAAAAGTTTCATCTCAAAAATTTAAATAATATAAATAATACTGAAAAAAGGAGTAATCTAATATGGGTAAGTCACTTACTGAAGTAGCAAAGAAAATTTTGTCAGAAGGTGCATATCCTTCTGTAACACCAGACATGCTTGGAAAGTTTGATCGTGATGCACATTCAATGACAACTGCAAAGTCTTCATTGAAGCCAAATGCTGGTTACAATGAAAAGCAGTTTTCAAATCCAGGTTCAATGGCACCAACAGCACCAGATAATTCTGTTGAAGATTTAGGTGCAGCACTTGTCAATAATACAGATACACCACCATCTGCAAAGGCAGCTGGAAAGATGGGCAAGGACACAAGCGGTTCTTCACAGTCTCGTAAGGGTGCTTTAGCTGCTGAAAAGTCAAAGAATCAAGCTGAAGTTATGGAAGAAGATGTTGAGCTTGACGAAGAGCAGATCGATGAGGACATTGAAATCTCTGAAGAACTAAGAGAGTTCATCGAACAGAAGATGTCTGAAGGTCTAACTGAAGAAGAAATCGCTGTTGCAATCGATGAAAACTTCGAAATCGTTGAGTCTAAGTATGAAGACGAAGACGAAGAAGAAAAAGATGAAAAGCACATGAAAGAGATGAAGAATTATAAAGTAGACATGTCTGAGCATGTTGAAGCTCTCTTTGCAGGTGAAGAACTATCAGAAGATTTCAAGATGAAGGCAATTGCAATCTTCGAAGCTGCTGTAAAGCAGAAGGTTCAAGAAGAACTCGCTTCAATCGAAGAAGCATATGCTGAGACACTTGAAGAGCAAATTGAACAAATTCAAAATAGTCTCACTGAAGATGTAGACAACTATCTAAACTATGTTGTTGAGCAGTGGGTATCTGAGAATGAAGTTGCTATCGAAGCTGGTCTTCGCACAGAACTAACAGAAGAATTTATCTCTGGTCTTCGCAATCTATTTGCTGAACACTACATTGACATTCCAGAAGATAAGGTTTCTGTAGTAGAAGAAATGGCTGAAAAAGTTGCTGAGCTTGAAGTTAAGCTCAATGAAGAAATTGACAGAAATGTAAATCTGACTACCGCTTTAAATGAGTCAGCACAGAATGAAATTGTATTTAATGCTTGTGTTGGATTGACAGAAGTACAGGCAGAGAAGCTAAAGTCTCTTGCTGAAGGACTCGACTATTCATCAATCGATGAGTATGAAAATAAGATCAACATTCTAAGAGAGAGTTATTTCAATAGTTCAGTGAGAACAGAAAATGTTCTAGACTCGAACAATGTAGACTCGTCTGGAAACATGTTGAATGAGAGTCTATCAGGTCCAATGGCAGCTTATGTAAGAACTCTAGGAAAAACACTTCCAAGATAAAGAAATTATAAATAGTAATATCTAAAATTTTCAAAGGAGAAAATAAATGTATCTAACGGAACAACTAGAAAACAAGTGGTCACCAGTCCTTGACCACGATGGTCTAAATCCAATTAAGGACAACTATCGTCGTGCAGTTACAGCAATGATTCTTGAGAACCAGGAACGTGCTATGGCTGAAGAGTCACGTCAGCTTAACGAAGTTGCACCAACAAACAACTACGGTGGTGGCAACATCAGCGCATACGATCCAATTCTTATCTCATTGGTTCGTCGTGCCCTTCCAAACCTAATTGCATATGATATCTGCGGCGTTCAGCCAATGACAGGTCCAACTGGCCTTATCTTTGCTATGCGTTCAAAGTATAGAACACAGACAGGTACAGAAGCTCTATTCAACGAAGCTAACACAGCATTTGCTGGTACAAACTCTCTCGGTGCAAACGGTAACGTTCGTGGTTCAATCTCAAACACAAACCCAGTATTTGCACTAAGTGATGACGACGTATTCGGTTACGGCCGTGGTATGACAACTGCACAAGCTGAAGCTCTTGGCGACGTTAGTACAAACCAGTTCGCTGAAATGGCTTTCGCTATCGACAAGGTAACTGTTACAGCCCGTAGCCGTGCGCTAAAGGCAGAGTACACAATGGAACTCGCTCAGGATCTCAAGGCTGTTCATGGTCTTGATGCTGAGACAGAGCTTGCAAACATTCTGTCAACAGAAATCCTTGCAGAAATCAACCGTGAAGTAGTTCGCACAATCTATAGCTCTGCTACAGTTGGTGCTCAGTACGGTGTTACAACAGCTGGTACATTCGATCTTGATACAGACTCAAACGGCCGTTGGTCAGTTGAAAAGTTCAAGGGTCTTGTATTCCAGATTGAGCGTGAATGCAATGCAATTGCAAAGGGCACAAGACGTGGTAAGGGTAATATCCTCATCGTATCTTCTGACGTTGCTTCTGCTCTTGCTATGGCTGGTGTTCTTGATTACACACCTGCTCTTAACGTTAACCTAACAGTTGACGATACTGGCAATACCTTTGCTGGTACAATGCACGGTCGTGTGAAGGTATACATCGATCCATACTTCGGTGGTTCTTCAAACGGTGACGAGCTTGTAACAGTTGGTTATAAGGGCACTTCACCTTATGACGCTGGTCTATTCTACTGCCCATACGTTCCTCTCCAGATGGTTCGCGCTATCGGTCAGGATACTTTCCAGCCAAAGATTGGCTTCAAGACACGTTACGGAATGGTAGCTAACCCATTTGCTAAGGGTCTAAGCGCACTTACAGACCTTGGCGATTCAATCACAGATACAGTACGTTCTAACCAGTACTACCGTATCTTCCGCGTTCGCAATCTTACCTAATAATAAGAAGAGACGCAGTAACAACTTGGGCGGTGGCAACACCGCCCTTTTTGTTTATATAAATATACCAGAGGTACCAAATGACAACAGAATCATTCATCACTAAGACGCCAGAGAATACTAGTTTGCTTCAAGCGACTAAATATACATTTACTGTACCTAATCTTCCATTTGCCAAATACTTTTGTCAGTCTGTTGTTATGCCGGGAGTATCAACTGGTGCAGTTGCAGTACCAAGTCCATTTTCTGATACATTTCGCCATGGTGTTAAGCTAACATATGAAGAGCTTAGAATTACATTCATTGTAGACGAAGATTTAAGATCATGGCAAGAAACATATAACTGGCTAAGAGGCATAGCACGACCAACAAGACATGAAGAATATATTAAGCATATAGATTC